TTATAACTTCCAAAAATTTTAGCCCCACTTGAATGAGTTCTAGCTGTTGTGTTTGGTGGAGTTTTTCCTCTAAACGGGGCAGCTGTTCCTCTAACACAGCCTGTTAAACTGTTTCCTGAAACTCCTGTGTATTGAACAGTTTCATCTTCAATTCTTCCAGCATCAATTGTACCGTCTTGAGCGTGAACTTTTTCAATAACAACAAATCCTGAAGTTGGAAAGATAGAAGCGTCATTTAAAATTATTGTATTAGCTGTTGTTGTAATATCTCCATTTAATGTTGTTCCTAATTGTAGAGTGTTTGTTGTAACTCCTCCGACAGGACTTTTAACAGCTTGAAATCTTACAGCATCGTCTGTTAACATTGTGCTGTTTGTTTGAGCCACAGTAACTAAAGTTGAAGATCCAATAGTTGTAAAAGGATTATCGTTTAAAAAATCTACAGTTGGAGGTTCTACTCTAGCAGGTCTTGGATGAGGTAAACCTTGAGGATCTGCTGTGTAAGGTTTAGGATCTAATTGTGGTTGTTTAGGTTCAAACTCAGAAGTATGAACTCTAGCACCATTCCATTCTCTTACCATTTCTCGATAAGGAAAAGCTAATCCTGATCTATCAGAAATAAATAATGCGTATTTTCCTTTTGATAAATTACTCATAATTAAGTTGTTGGGTAATAAGTTTTAGGAGAGATGTACGTACTTGTAGACGAACCATCTTCTTCCAAAGCTCTACTCAACTCATCCTCATATAATAGTTTTAAATTTTGTGTTTTTTCCGGTGCATATTTTAAACTTAAATAATAAGCTAAACCTGCACACATACATGGAACAAATCTATACGGTACATTTGTTGCATTAGTGTAAGCACCTGAATCTTGTATTCTTTGTTCATACCAAAAATTAATTACGTTTCCGTTTTCAGTATTACTAGGTGTTAAATATAATCTAATTATAATTCTATCTATTAATCTTTGAATATAATATTGTGATGGTTGACCTGTTGCAGTTTTATTAGATAAAGCTTGATACTGAGATCTAGATATTTTTTCTAAAGGTGCATCAACGTTAGATGAATTTCTATAAGACATTTCTAAAATTTCAGCAGCGCCATTTACAAAATTAGTTACTGCAGCTCCGTTACTGTGAGTAGCAGCTGTTGTTCCGTTTACTCCTCTTGTAACTCCTGTTAATTCTAAACTGTTAAATCCTGTGTAGCTAATATTTTCAGAACCAACATTAATTGTACCTGAAGTTGGCATTCCTGTTTTTGAAGCTAGTGTAATTCCTGTGGTTTGTGATGTAGTAGTAATGGCTGCGGATAACGTAGTAGTTACGCCGTTTGAATTACCGTCGCCCGTGGATCTAAACAAAACGTATTCGTTAGTTCCATTTACCAAAGTGATATTTGTGTTTGCTACTTCCCAATAATGAAGACCTCTATTTCCCCATTCAGAAAATAAAATATTTAAAGATCTTCGAGCAGTTTTTAGATTATAGCCGCTCATATCGAATTGTCCTATTCGATTATAAGACTCTTCAATTATCTCATCTATATAAAATGTTTTCTCAAAAACATTAGTGCCTGAAGTAGTATTGGCCATTGCCTAGCCCCCTACGTATTATTTCCGCCACTATGAAATATAGAGCAAACAGTTACGTGTTCCGTTACAAACGCCACTGTCAAATCTGAAGTAAATAGAATTGGCTGTGGAAAATTAATAACAATTGGTAACGTAGTCGTAGCTGTGCCTGTAGTTTTGTATTTAAATTTTACAGTTCCTGAAGCACCACCATCTTTTAAGTGAAAGTCTCCTGAAGCTCCTGTTGTATTTAATACAACACCATAAGCTCTCGCTCTTCCTGCAACAACAGTTTTATTTTCAGTAGTTACGTTTGTGTTCGCTATATCAACTTGGTACATATTTTCTCCTTATTGGTGCGGGTGGGTATTGAGATCAAAAAGTCTCAAAGTTTCCCACCCGCATAATTAAATTAGATAGCTAAATCTAAAGTTTGTGATCCAACAACTCCAACGAATGTTAAAGTCATTGTTACACCAGATGCTCCTGGGTCACTGTTAACAACCGCCGCAACTTCATCAGAAGTTGTTAAAGCGCCGTCAGTTCCAGAAATACCTCTAAGACCGTTACAACCGAAGATTCCTTTGAATCCAGTTGAGTTAACAGCCACTGTTATACCATCAACATAGTCATCAGTGTCAGCTTGAACTCCAATGTCTTGTAAGTTCACAGCATTTGTTGCTGCAACATCTACTGTAACCATTACCGCTATTGGTAAAAAGTTATCAGGCATTCCGATAGATGCTTCATTTCCGCTTGTAGCTCCTGAAGCAATCGTAACTGTAGCTTGATATGTTTGAACTGTAAAACTGTCTGTTGCTATCGAATTAAGTAATAACGCTCCGCCTCTTGAAGCAGCTGTCGTATTAGCTTTATTCGCAGAAAACAAATCAGCAAGTTTAGTTACCACACCCGTAGATGTGTTTTTTGTAATAGCCTCAAATCCGTTCTCCGAACGTACCGGACCATTAAACGTTGTGTTTGCCATAATTATATCCTCCTAGTTATCGAACATAGTCTCTAGGCCGTCGACTATACCGCGTCTATGTTCTAATTAATTGTATAGTGATTAAGATATATAGCAGATTTTGATAGAGTGCAAGAGAGCCTTATAAGAAAGTACGATTTCAGCGATGTAGCTTTTTACTAAGTAGCTACTGAAACTTTGGGGGCAGCGTCGTCAACTTTGTTAACATGGTGTGCTAGCTTAGCCTCAGCCATCTTAATTTTAGAGATTACTTCTCTAACTCTATGGTCAATCTTAACCATATCGAGTGTATACTTACCCGAATTGAGATGGTGCTGTTCCCACTTCAACTCCAAGGACCTTTTTGCTTTGTATAGGTCTTGTAGTGTTTCCATCTAGGACCTCCTCATAGGTAATCCATTTTTTAGTTAGTGAATAAAATCCACCGTTTTCCCATTTTATATCAGAATCTCCAAGTCTGTCAACTATTGCGTTTTCAATAGATTCAGCGTTGTCTTCAGCTTTAACTGTAAAGCTTGTTCTGTATCCGTATGCGATGATTATTACCTTAAAGTCTCTCATAGTTCTTAATTCTTAGTGCATAAAAAAAGGGGCGGTTTTTAGGCCGCCCCTTAAGTATTATTTGATTAAACGCCTGGTGTCCCGAAGATACCTCTAAAGTCTGATACGCCAAATACGTATCTTTCTCTAGCTTTGTATCTTACGTTTCCAGTATCAAAGTCACCTTCCATAGCCGTAGAAATCGGTGTTCTTACGAACATTTTCATTCCATTCGGTACGTCAGTGATAATGAAGAATGCATCTGGATCAGTTAAGAAATTGTTCACTCTATAACCTTGAGGAATCATTCCCATAGATCTGATTGCATTGATGTCATTGTCAGCTGTAGCAACTCTACCTTCAGATTTCATCAATCTTTCGGCAGTAAATTGAAGCTGAGAAGGAATAATCATTTTTACTCCTTTAGCTGCAATTTTTAGACCTCTTTCGTCTGTCATCGCAGCGATCTCTATAAGAGACGACTCCAATGAAGTTTCGTTTAAGTCCGCATCTGTTGCAAGTCTGTTTGATACAGTACCAGCGATCGTTGGGTGTGACGTACTCATTAAAGCATTGTTATCTCCAGATTGGAAAGTTGTAAATCCATTAACTAATGGGTTTACTGCTTTAACTTGTTTCGTATTAGCCATCGATCTTGCTAATGCTTTTGTATATCTAGACGATAGTCTGTCATACAAGTTGTCCTCGATTGCTTCTTCAGTAAGTGCGAAAGCAAGAGCCACTGTTTCCATAGTGTATCTCGCAGTGTAAGTCTCTTGAGCTGAGTCAAAAGTTACAGCTGAACCTTCCGGTTTTACTTGAGCATTCGCGAAACCTGATAACATAACTTCTTCTTCAAACGCTCTGTCTGAAGTTTCAGTCGCATAGATTTCAGCATGCTGATTTTCGTAACGTTTATATTCCAAGCCGAACAGGGCGTTCAAACCTGGCTCTAGTTCTTTGACTAGTTGTCCTCGTGATATTGCCATTTTTTATCTCCTATTCAGTTATTATACGCCAGCTACTGCTGCTTTGTAGAAGTGCTCATTAATCGTAACAACGAAATTAACATTTGAAGTTGTTAAATCATTGCCATCTGGATTTTTGCTCACTCCGATTACTTTTAATTGATTCGTTACGGTGCTTGTTGTCGAATCATCCAACTCCACTTTAGACACATTGTTCGCTGAGTCTCCTGCTGTGTACAAAATATTGTACAATCTGAAGACATCAGTTTGCTCTGATGCTAGTGTGTTGTCTGATTGGATTTCAAACCTTTCGTACGGATCATCCGCCACAAAACCAACTATATCTGTCGCTGCATTACTAGCTCCAAGATGGTTAGCAAATGTGGGCTTCTGTGTGTTTGAATCAGTAAAGAAACAACCATTGAATGAACCAAGTAGTACATCCCCTGCCGCTGCTACGCCGATTGTACCGGCTGCTAGAGCTTTAACGGGATCTTGAAAGAAGATAGCACTATTGTTCGTGTTATCTGTCTTGTACTCGGACAAACCTTGATTGTCATCATTCTGACCAACTTTTCCGATTGGTTTTAAACCAAACGCGCTGTCTTTGTTTGCCATGTTTTTTTCTCCTAGTTAAGACCTATTTCTAGATCAATTGTTTATTCGTTGGTTAGTTAGAAATAACTAATAAATTATTTCTTCGTACCACCGAGAACACGAGACTGCCTGTCAATATTGATAGGCATTCTTTTATCTTGGTCCTTTAAGAGATCGTTATCAACGGCTTCCATATTATCTCGCCCTTGTTTCTCATAGTACTCCATGTACTGCTTTGCGAACTCGTTCGGTATCCTAGCCAAAACCAGGCCACCTTGACCGACCACTCCCTTGTATTTACCAGTTTCGTAAGAAGCGTAAGCCGATAGATCGATGTCTTTGTACATTGGATCATCAGCTCTTACTAATTCATATCCAGACCTTAGTCTTTTATGAATGTTCTTAGTATCATCAAATCCCAATGACGACTCTCTAAGCCATCTGTGCTTAAACCCTTCTGGTGCAGGGGGTGCATCTAATAAAGATGGTGGAGACCAAACTTTAGGTCTTTCTGTTTTAGACCTTGTTTGACTCGCACGGGAAGTTGTTTTGTCTTCTGTTTTTTTTGTCATATGCCTATACCTCCTTCGTGATTTTTCGTTTTGATTTTGCATATTCATCAAGTGGCACACCTAATTTTTTAGCTATTGCTACCTCTGACGGCGTGAGTCTTTGGATTTTGCGACCTGTCTTTGGACTACGCGTTGCCGAAGCAACGGTCTGTGTAGGTTTACTAGTCGTTTCTTTAACAGTATTACCAAATTTGTGTGGAAATTCAAGTGCTATTCTTCTGTCAATTTCCCCATAGTACTCTTCTGGGTTTCCAACAGGGTCATAACCCTCTTCTTCTGTTAAAATCCTGTGTATCACACGAGCTCCTTCAGTCATAATGGGATCTTTATTGAACCATGTATTCTTAGAAGCCCACTCTTCCGCTCTAGGATCTCTAGATTGAGTAGGTTGTGTTTCTTGATTAGTTTGTGGTTGTTGTGCAGGTGTTGCTCTTTTAACTGATCTGCTTTTCATTTCAGATAGTCTTGCTTCCTCATAACCTAGTTTTGAGATTTCAGCTTGTGCAACAACTTCAGCTTTCATATCGCCATCTTCCCTGGCTTTAGCTAATTTTGCTACTGCAGCTTCCATACCTGACTTAATTCTATTTTCCATTTCAGAAACATAACCTGTATCTAATTTAGATAATCTAGATTTAAGTTTTTCTTGTTCAGTTAAAACTCCTTGAGCATACGTAGTAGCTTCATCTCTTTGTCTTTCAGCTTCTCGTAATTTTCTAGTAAGTTTTCCGATTCTTCTTTTTACTCCTTCAGAATAATCGTCTAATTCTTTCTTTTGTTCTTCTTTAGGTTCTTCTTTTACTTCTTCTTTTTTCTCTTCACTTTGTTCTTGATTGTTCTCGTCAGTTCGAACATCCAACTGCTCACTAGATTTCTCAGGTGTGTCATTGGACTCAACACTGTTTTCAGTACTCTCGACATTTTGCTCCTCTTTCTGTTCTTCTTTAATTTCAATATCAGCACCAGCTCCGCTAGTATCAATATCGACCATTTTTTCTGCTTCTGGCATAGACCTCTCCTATGTTAGTATTGATGATATATATCTTCAGGGTTTTCTATTTTAGCTAGAACTTCATCATCATTTAAA